CTAAAGTGTTTTCACAGTCCCTTTTCAAAATGTGTCCTAAACATATCTTTGGCCTTTCGGCGACACCTGAGAGAAAGGATGGACTCACCAAGGTTCTTCATTGGTTCATGGGACCCACATTCTTTGCAGTTGAACGAAAAAATCAGACACAAGTGGAAGTATTCCCCGTGACCTTCGATTCACCCAACTATAGGAATCCACCACCCTCTATGAGAAATGGTAAAATATCAATGCCAAATATGATTACTGAACTTGTGGAGGATCGAACACGTAACAGAATGTTGGTGGAACTCGTGAAAAAAGCTTCTGCGGGAACGAGACAGCTTCTGGTTCTCAGTGACCGTAGACATCACTGTGAGTTTCTTCATCAGTGTTTTCCGAAGACTTCGGGACTCTACATGGGTGGTATGAAGGAGGCAGCGCTCCAGGAATCCTCAAAAAAGAAAATCATCTTCGCCACCTTCAGTCAAGCCCATGAAGGTCTTGATATTCCAACACTCGATACAGTTATTTTGGCGAGTCCCAAGTCTGACATCACTCAAAGTATAGGACGTATCATGAGAGAGACGAAAGGTAAAAAGAATGAACCGCATATTTATGATGTTCACGACCCATGGTCAGTCTTTACAGCGATGTATTTCAAGCGAATGAAGGTGTATCGTCAAGGTGGATTTAAGATTCATGGTAAAGTGGCGAATGAAACGAAGAGTGACTTCCCTCAGGGAAAGTGTCTGTTTTTATAATCTAAACAATAAATAAATGTCTGGTGCATTAATACAACTCGTCTCCAAGGGGGTCCAAGACGTATACCTCACGAGTGACGAGGGACATTCCTTCTTTCGTATGAAGTTCATGAGACACACGAACTTTTCTCAAGCCCCAAAGTTGATAAAGTCCATCACTGATAAGGATAATTCCATCGTCATTCCAGTTTTGGGTGATGTTATAAATGGCATTTGGTTTGAGAAGGTTGGTGTGAATGCAGTCGATATGACATCGAATCTTTTTTACAATTCGACAATAGATTTGTATATTGGTGGACAAAAAGTGGACTCCCAACATTTTGACTATTACGCAGACATCTGGCCGAACTACATGGCTGATACATGGACAAAGGCACACGAATTAACGAACAGGGTTTCTAGATCTAATCCAGCTTTCCTTCCTCTTCACTTTTTCTTCTGTGATCACAAGGCATTCTTACCTCTGGTTGCCTTACAGAATCATCAAGTTGAGATTAGGGTCACTTTTGATGATGCTTATTATAACGATTCAGTTCTAAATCTCACGGTGGAACAAAAGAGAATCAATGTCTATGGTAACTATGTCTACCTAGATAAAGAGGAGCGAGAATCACTTGTGAAACGAACCCTTGATTTTGTCATCACCCAAACACAAAAGATAGAACTTCCTATGACTACAGTTTCAGACAACTCTCAGGGTGGTGGTCACAACACTTTTGATATTTCGTCGTTTAATCACCCGGTAAAGTCACTTTTCTTTGGATTCGGCGCCCTCAGTGACGATTTTGCAAACGATCGTTTCACCTTTTTGGATGCTGACCTTCAACTCAATGGTGTACCGATTCTTGAGAAGATGACTCCCATTTATTTTCATACAGTCCAAAATTATTTCAAATCTTCCTATGGAGCTTCTGATTTTGTTCATGAAACTCATGTGCTCTTCAACACACGATACTTTGCCTATCACTTCTGTATGAACGCATCGGATTATAACCCATCCGGAAGCTGTAACTTCAGTAGACTCGATAATGCCAAGCTCGTCCTAAGGGGTGTGGAGAAGGGTAATAACAGACCAGAGGGTCAGGAACTCCTCATTTATGCTGTAAACTATAATGTGCTCAGAATCAAAGACGGATTAGCCGGAATTTTATTCGGCAATTAGAGTATAGATGGGTAGAACGGCTCGTTTCGATCAGGTCTACGTTACCAGTTTGGACGCAGACCCAGTAGAGCAAGATGTACTCACAACTATAAGAAGTATTATCACTAGTGAAATCGAGGCAGATCTTGTCACTTCAGATCAGTTTGCTATAGCTAACACAAATCCCACCAAAAATTTTTCAATGGGCACCACTGTCACTATGGATAACAGCGCCCCAAATTTTGTTTTGGATGTTACGAAGGGTATTCGTTCCGAACGTATCTACGCAAACGATAAAATTGCAATTGATGCCCCTAATGCTACAAATGAATTTCAGCTTGGAACAAACTCGGCTGTCGTCATGAATAGGGCAGCTCAGCATCTTTTGACCCTAAAAGGTAACGTCTCAGCCACTAACGTTTTGGTGTCGAACATCATTGGTGTCGGTGATGCATTCAAAGTTGATAGAGTCGGATCCAATGTATTGAAGGTTGTCGGGAATACATATTCGACGAATGTCACCGTACATGACCATCTCCTTGTTGGTAATGATACACGCAATGGGTCTAACGTTGCAGTGTTTCAAGGTGGAAATGTTGTCATCAGTGGTGATTCATTGATTATAAATGGGAATCTCCAAGTCAATGGAAATGCATTTATTACGGAGGTGGCACAATATCAAACAACTGTAAACCTGGTCGTCGAAGATGCATTTATTCAAATGGCAAACACAAATAGCGGTGGCACCTTCGATAATGCACTCATCATGACGGAGGAGAAAGATGGTTCACAAGCGAATCTTGTAATGGGGTATCAATTTTCTAACAATGAATTCTTATTTGGAAGAACATTTGCAGCTCCACCCGATACAAGTATCATCGTTGATGAGGCAAATACGGTGAATCTTCATGTGTATGGTCAATTTTACACGAGTGGAAATGTGGGTGTCGCTAATATAACAACGGACTATACTCTTTCTATAGGTTCAAATGTTTATTTCGATGATACGGGATCGAATGTGATGTTTTCGAGAGGTAATGTATTTATCGAAAGACTCGAAACAGGGACTGGTGGTGCTCAATTGGGAAGCGCTATCACGATTAATAACTATGTCGACAGCAAGTTTACAGTGGCGAGTAACATCCAAGGACATTCCATACGAACTACGGGCACCTCACAATCGGGTATATCGAATACTTCACCCACAGATACCCTTTCCATAGGAGCCAAAATTTTTGCAAATCTCACAACTGCAAATACTCTCACAGTATTGGGAAATACTGCTACTACAAATCTTCTCGTTGATGTAGTCTATACACACTCGAATATTACTGTGCATGCGGATAGATACGGTGGTGACAGCACGTCAAACGTGCTTACACTTAAATCCGGTCCGACCACCTCTAACGTGAGTTCTATTGAGGTCTATGGTGCAAGCACTTCCAACACACATCAAAATATTAGGTTCAAAACTAAGAATACCGAAAGAATTCGAATCGCATCAACTGGTTACATGGGTATAGCCAACACAAATCCATCGGAAGCTCTTACGGTGGCTGGAAACGTTCACATGATAGGTAGCAATGCGGTCGTCTACGGAAACACGTGGGGTTCGAAGGGTATGCGTATGTATTCATCACCTTTCGTAGGTGAAAATAAGGTGGAGAACATTGTGGCGGCTGGTAAAGGTCTCAACTTCTATGCGAGTCAGACTTCGACAATGGGCACCCCAAAGGTAACCATATTGGAATCGAGTAACGTGGGCGTGGGCACAGCCACACCCCAAGGTCGCCTCCATACCTCTGGTGGAACTGTATTTATTAATGACCCAATTCAATATCGCAACGGTTTTAATCCTCGTGTATCACCATTATCAGTTTCAAATACGATTCAGATTTCGGGTGCTACCATCGACTTAGCCGATGTCATGCATTTGTCACGGGAAGGTAATGCGGACCGTGACGGTGTGAGAGCGTCATTTAAAATGGGTAAATTCGATAACGCGGTTGGAAAGTCAAAATCTAAACTTGATATATTCCTTTCAAATGATCGGTATACCGATGAAACCGAAGTGCTCACTCTACGCGCGGATGCTCGTGTTGGTATAGGAACTACACAACCGAGTGCACATTTAGAAGTATACGCCACAGGTGTAGGAAATCCAATAGGTAATGTAGGGGAGGGTAATGGTATTTTAGTTCACAATCATGGTGAGGGTGCCGGGGATGCTATCGTAGCCCTACAAACTGATACATCAAATGGTAATGTATTTACGTCATATATTCAAAGTGATAATGACTCGGCCTTCACTGGCTGGTCTGTAGGTCTAACGGGTTCATCGAATGATTTTAGAATCACAGAGGACTACGAGAAGGTTTCTGAATCTAGTGCAGTTGGTGTCTTTATAAGTGGCACATCGAGAAACGTTGGTATAGGCACGGATATACCTAGGGGTAAATTGGAAGTCGCTGGTAACGTTGTCATAGGAAATCAACTCACATTTGGGGGTCTTACCGGTGACGAGTATGGAAATACTATGTTCGTAGAGAGAAGTTATTCGACTAATTTTGATAAAAATGAGCTCGTATTATTCAAGGGTAATAAAACCGCATCCGCCACAAACTCATCTGGTCCTTCCAGAATTAGACATATTTCAGGTGAACACGTATTTCAAACTATAGATATAGACGGTGAAACTTTCGAAGACACGATTGGGACCGTCGGTGAAGGAACGGGTGACGTCCCCCTCTGTATTACAGATTTGGGAACTGTTGTGATAGGCGGAAGTCGTTTAGATGCAGCGGCGGCTGCGGCACGAACAAATACTAAACTCATTGTTAAGGGTGATATTGAGTTTGCGGGAACGGGCACATTTAAGCTGACGGGTTTTCAATTTTTAACGACAACTGGAGCTTCATCATTAAATATTCTTCGAAATGTTTTAAATGGTGTCACACGTCGTCCACTCGTATTTACACACGATGATGGGGTAGGTGGTGATGTTGAATTTGCTCGTTTTGACGATGGAGGTCGTTTCGGTGTAGGCACTGATTCTCCGAGTGCAAATGTCCACATATACGATTCTCGAACAACTGATATCGATGTGCTCAAACTTGAGAGTCCGGGAACAGATAAGGAGACGGGTATGCTCATTTACACTGGTGATGGGGAAGGTGGATTCATTAGGGGTTTCAGTAACGCCAATAACGACACCACGGGTCTTATCGTGGGTGTAGCTAATAACAGTGTTATCACAAATTGTATCCATGTAATTCAGTCGAGTAACGTGGGTATAGGCACAAACAAACCGGGTGAAAAAGTTCACATCTATGATGGAACGTTGCTTGTAGAACACTCCTCGAGTAATGCGACAGTGGAGTTTAAGACCACTGGTGGAACGGCGAACATTCACACGGACGCATCGGGTAATGTGCATATAAACCCCTTGATAACCGGATCTAGAAATACAACCTTCCTCAATAGTAATGTAGAGGTCATAGGTGATTTCACCGTCGACGGTGCCCTAGATCTAGGTGAGCAAGTTGGTATTGGTTTAGGGGGTGCTACGGCAAATACAGAACTTCACGTCAATGGTGGTATAATTACAAACTCTGACCAAGTTGCTACAAAGAGGTATTCAAACACATTTCCTATTACAGCGGGTAATGGACAAGATGTAGTTCTCACATTCAAAAAAGAGACATTCTTCAGTAAAGTCATTGCAGTTTTAAGAGAAAATGGTGATGTTTCTAACACGAGCACCATGGTTCTTGAGTTCTCAGGAGGCACCCACGACGGAAGTGTCCCCACAAAAGACATCGCATTAGGCACGAAAAATATATTTGGATCAGCTAACGAATATCCGTGGAGTTCAGGTGTTGAGGTGGGGACGAGAAGTGTTAGACTTATACCATACACGAAAGACCAAGGTGGAGTTGATTACAATTATGATATTATAGTTGAAGTCGTTACAGCGTGTAATGGAGGTCTCAGTAAAATTTCAAATAATCTTACAACCGATGATCCAGCAAATCTCGATAATGATACCGCTGGAACAGACACTCTATCGACATATTCTTATTAAATTTACTACAGGGGAGTGCCCTGCGGTAGATTCAACATTTACGCCCTGATGGAATCGGAGACGGCTAACATCACCACGCCGATAATAAAAGCCATGATGACGTAATTTAATTCAGTTTCTTCACGACCGACGGGTGGTGCCTTTGCCACCTCCTCAGTCTTTGGTTCCGCAACAACTTTCTGCTGTCGAACGGGAGGCTCAAGCTCCTCAAGCGGACAATACGCTATCATTTATATAGTATTAGAGATTAATTTCGGTCTTCTTTTTTCGACGGGTTCTCTTGGGTTTGGCGGCGCCCACATTAACCTCCTTAACCTCACCACCCGTGGAGTCACCAGAGATGGAGATGATGTCACTGAGATCATCGTCCTCCTCCACTGGTGGGGCTGCTGCTGTGCCGAAAGAAGTGTTCATAGGGGGTGGAGGGGGCATCATAATTCCACCCATGAGACTAGAAATATCAACCCCGGGCCCCTTCATCTCATATTCTCCTGTGCCACCCACCGGGGCATCAGCTGCGGAACCATCGGGGGCTCGTGTCGTATTTTGAACAGCACTCATCATATTCTTCACCAGGTCTGGGTTCTGCTTAATGACATCATTCATATTGGGCATTACCGATTTGAACATAGAATTGGTAAGATGGAACATCATTGCTGAGCCACCCAACATCATAATCAGTTTGACCTCTGGTGCGACATTGACCTTCGAGCGATACTTCACATACAGCTCCTCGAATACTCCATCGTAGTCATCAACATTCTCCATCACGGATTCAGACCAACCCTCGAGCTGAATCTCAAAAGGGTTATACCTCTTATTAAGGAACTCTAGACCAGTCACACACGCAACAAGCATACGCCTCGAAAAGCGAACGGATTGTTCAACATCTATACTGTACGTAATTCGCTTAACCTCAGACCTGAGCTCATCAACATTTGAGTAAGCATTCAGTCTCTTGTTCACAGCGAAACCTTTCTTCTCTAGACGTCCTAACTTGTTAATTAGATCGGCCTTCTCCTCATCAATTGAGGTATACCCTTTACTGGGCTGCTCAGCCTGTTCATCAGGTCCAGGGCCCATAGGCTCATCGTCAAACATCATATGTTCATCTTCACCGTAGTCAATCTCCTCATCTTCATGGGGCTGCGCTGGAGCTGATTGCTTATTAGGATTCACAAAAGCATCCATAGCCTCTTGTTGATGCATAGATGAGGGAGGTCGCTGCATGGGTCTCTGAGGTCGAGGCACTATTTTGGGACGTGGGGCGGAAATCTCAATCTCATCCATGAGCGCCTGTTCGTCGGCATCTAATTTCATA